GCAAGAAACAGAATTACAGACAAGTATCCATTAGAAGATCAATTAAGTATTTTAGGATCTGCAATTGAAAGACTAGCAGACAATGCAGGAATTGAAGCAGAAGATTTAAAAGAAATGAATGACTTTATTACTGAAGTTAGACGTGCTAATGGTATTAGAAAAGAGTACTTTAGAAATAATCCACAAGTTGAATACAAAACTACGGAAGATATTGAATCAGAGATTGCTGAGAAATATGAAGGTGCTATTCAGGAGTATGGTGATGACATACGAGATATCTAATTACTTGGATAAAGATACAGCAATCAAGGCTAGAGAAGTTGCCGAGAGTCTAGAAGATCCGAGATGGATCAGACGTTCACAACTTACTCCACCTAGACAAATTGAAGAGTCTTCTTGCTCTTATGATTTTTGTGGACATAGACAAATGCCAACACACGTTGTTGACTTTTTAAAATCAATTGCTCCTCATTTTGACGAACATAGACTTGCAGAGGTTGCAATTAATAGATATAACGTAGGTGATTATTTAGGTAAGCATAGAGATTTTGATTACTATAGAAAAAATTTAGTAATTGCATTACAAGATAGTGATGATGGAGTACTTATTGATGAAGATAATTCATTCGTTAAGGATTCTATTGGGCAAGGAATTTGTATAAATGGAATAGGTCCGGTGCATAGTGTATCACCGGTTAACAATAAAAGATATTCATTGGTATATCTTTACGAGTAGGTATTATGGCACATATTAATAAAACAGCATTGAGCACAGAAAACTTAACAGCACTTGATACATTAAGATCTAATGTTGACTTTGTGTCTAATAGTATTAGACTAGGTGCAAATAATTATGGTAATCTAAGCAAATATGAAGTATCAAAGTGGAAAACTTGGGATAGAACTCAGAGATCAACTTTTAAATCTTGTTTTGCTTCTGAAGATATTGATAAAGCAGTAATAGGATATTTTTTAACATTTCCTGCTAATACAGGAAGATTAGATACAATGAATACCTGGCAAAATGCTACAGCAGCAGGTACAATTGTAGCATATAGTTTAACTGATAATAGTAGCATATATGTAGATGGAGCAACAATTACGGTTAATAGAGGGCAAGGAATAGAATTTTCACTTACAGATATACATTCCGTAAGTACAAGTACTACTCAAAGCAACTGGGTATGCCTGATGCTGATGAAGTAGAAACGATAAATACAAGTGAACTAGGAAAAACAAAATGGCTTACGCAGTAGATAAATTTAATGGACAGTTTTTAACTTCCGTAGAAGACGGTACAATTGACACTACCACGGATTTGAGATTCGTAGGTAAAAACTATGCTGGATACGGTGAAGTTCAGAACGAAAACTTCCTTCATCTACTTGAAAATTTTGCAAATACTACACAACCTCCTAAAGCAGTTAAAGGTCAAGTATGGTTTGATAGTGCAAATGCTAGATTAAAGTTTTACGATGGTGATAAATGGAAAGCAGCAGGCGGAGCAGAAGTAAGTTCAACTGCACCATCCGGACTTGCACAAGGTGACCTTTGGTGGGACTCATCTGCAAAACAGTTATATGCTTGGTCAGGTGCGGAGTTTATTCTAGTAGGACCTGAAGCATCACCAGACTTAGGTAGTTCAGGTGTTACTGCGCAGGTAGTTAAAGACACAGGTAATACTAACCACAGCATTTTAAGAATTACTGCTGGCGGTAAAGTAATGGCGATTGTATCGCAAACAGAATTTACACTTAATACTTCTGTAAATCCAATTGATGGGTTTACTTTAGTCAAGAAAGGATTAACACTTGTTAATACTAACAACGATGGTATTACATCATCAAATCATTATTACTGGGGAACAAGTAGTTCTGCACTAGGTTTAGTTATTGACGGGTCGTTTATTCAAGCATCAGAATTTTTAAGGGGCGATAACGTTACGTTTGAAAACCTTATATCATTTTTAGATGATGGCTTTAAGGTTGGTGACCAAAGTGATCTTAAAGTACACATTGAAAATGAAAATGAAATTAGAGTTACTTCGCAATTAGGTAATCCAATCAACTTTAGAATTGTTGAAGACGGACTTACAAATAGAAATGTTGCTAATATTAATGTAGATGGAATATTCCCAGGTGAAGACAATATTTTTGATCTAGGTAGGGCATCTAATAAATGGCAACAAGCCTATATTGTTGAAACATTTGGTAACTTAACAGGAAACGTTACAGGAAACGTTACAGGAAACGTTAGTGGTAATGTTATTAGTACTGATGGCAGTAATGCAATTATGGTTAATTCTGCAACTAAGCAGATTGGTTATCCTGGTGCAAATGTACAAGGTACATTAATTGGTAACGTTCAAGGTTCGCTTACAGGTACTGCAACAAACGCAAGTGCATTAAATAGTATTCAACCTTCAACAAGTGTTCCAGGATCAGGTACAAGTATCCCAGTTAGAGATGCGTCTGGTAAGTTGTATGCAACTAAATTCGAAGGCGAAGCAACAAAAGCAGATAGAATTAAAATTGACGATACTGCTGTAGATTCAGATCCAACTTACAAAACAGCAAAAACAACAGCAACAGCAAATACAATTGCTGCTAGAGACGGATCAGGAAATATACTTGCAAACTTATTCCAAGGAACTGCAACAGCAGCACGTTATGCTGACTTAGCAGAAAAATATTTAACTGACGAAGAATATGAAGTCGGCACAGTAGTAGCAGTAGGCGGTTCAGCCGAAGTTACAAAGTGTCAAGAAGGTGACAGAGCATTAGGTGTTATATCAGAAAGCCCCGCTTTTATGATGAATACTATTTTAGATGGCGGACAGTATATTGCACTGAAAGGTAGAGTACCAGTAAAAATTTCAGGCAGTGTTGCAAAAGGCAGCAGACTTATTGCATCAGCAGATGGAACTGCAAGAGCAGTTTCAAAAGCCAATGCAGATGTATTTGCCATTGCACTAGAAGCATCGACAGATGGTGTTGATTATGTAGAAGCGGTGGTTCTTTAATGCCTGTATCATCCGGAAATCAAATACTTGCAGCAGATTTTAATGATCTAAGTTCTCTAATCACAACAACGTTAGGAACTGGAGCAGGTCAGTACGGGTACGGTCAAACTATTATTTCTCAAACTGTTACTCAAGGACAACGAATTGAAAAAACAGAATTTGATAAATTAAGATTTGATTTGATGAGCATACTTATTCATCAAACAGGAGTATTACCAAATCCTGTACTAGCACAAATTACAAATCCTATTCTTGCTACAGCATCAGAACCATTTCAAAGTTATACAAATTTAATTCAAGCAGCGAGACGTGATAGATTTGTAGTAGCAACCAGTCAGTCTGTGATTAGTAACATTGCTACAAAAACTTTTACATCGGATTGGAGCAGCAATGCTGTAACAGAAGTAGAAGCAACTTTTACTAATGCTAATCAAGCAAGATATTTTTGGAACAGTGGTGGAAAAATTAAAATCACTACTACTAGAACAGGCGGTGATTCATCACAGCAAAATAATTCTTGGACTAATACTTTAACTACAGCAGGCGAACAAGAATTTGGAGCAGCAGCACAGGATGATCTAAATGTTTATAATTTAACCGACTCGTACCAAGTATATCACGAAACAGATTCATCAACACCATACTCAGCAAATACATATAGGCTGTCTGCAAAATGTAATCAGCCAGATAACGCAACTGGAGTTGCAACAGTTTTTACAATAAAAGTAGAATTAATAGATAATTACACTGACGATCCACAACCAGGACCGCTACCAGATGACGTTGTAAATGGCACATTATCAATAGTTGCAGAAGAGATCAAAGCAACAGGGTCATTGCAACCTGACTTAGACCCGTTTGCCATTACATCGCCAACTTTTAGTATGTCTAACATTACAGCGACGTAAATAGTGTAACGAGGTAACGAATGCCAGCAACACACGAACTTATAGACCCAGATTATTATAATGATATGCAACTTAAGATACAGCGTGTCTTAGGTGACGGTAAGTCTGATGGTTTTGGCTGGCTAGGATATGGTCAGCCTGTATTAAGTTCGCAGGTAAGCACAAGTGATAGAGTTACTGTACAACAGTATTCTGATTTAAGATATGACATTTGGAATGCATACACACATTTAAATAACGCACTTCCAAGTGGTTCAAATGAAGTTAGTATGCTTGAAGTTACTGAACGTAAAAAAATTAAATACCAAGCACCAGCGTCAGGTGGACCTTCACAGCCAGTTGATAAATGGGCAGCATTTGTAAATGATATCTACGCAAATGCTAGAAACCTAGCAGTTGCAGGCCAAAGACGAACAGTAAATCACGGGACAGTACAAAGAACTTGGCCAGATCCAACTTACGGTGATAACTGGAGTGATTCACTTACCTGTACAATTTTCGTGTTGTTTAGCGATCTAGACGAAAGTAGACACTTTTTTAACAGCGGTAGCAGTATTGATATCACTACAACACGATCCGGAGGACTGTCTACTAACCAGAATGCTTCTTGGACTAGTATTTTAAATGCAGCAGGAACACAAAAGTTTAGCGGAAATCATCCAGGTACTGGAGCAGGTCCTACATTTAATGGTAGTAACTTTTATAAATGCACAAGTACTTTCCAAGATCCTTATGTTGATGTAGTAGGATCAAGTCCTTATTCACTAAACAGATACAGAATTTTTGCTAGAACTCCTAACCAAGCAAATCCACATCTAACAGGTGCTGATACTATTGAAATTAGAATAGAGCTGATTGATGATCACGAGGAGCAAGGCGGTCCGCCTGTAGTTGGACCATCGAATCCAGGTGATGGTGGTTTTGGTCCTGACGTAGTAGATGGACAAGTTTCTGTAAGCGTTCAAACTACAGAAGCAACAGGAACACTACAACCAGGCGGAGCAGGAAGTTTCAACATTGCTACACCTATTGTAAACATTGGTTCTATTATAGAAATAGGCTAAAAACTACTACCACAAATCCCCTTTACGCTCCAGATGTACCAATAAATATATGCGTACATTATAAAGGAGTTATTATGCAAAATGAATATAAAGATGCTTTGGAATTTTCCAAGTATCGTCAAACACTTTCTGTTCAGCGCAAAACCCTAAAAGAAAAGATTGACGCTAGACTTACATATGGTAAGAATGGTGGTATTTTTAAAATTGATAGAAATCTATTAAACTTTGTAGAAATGCTTATCAATAAAGATAGAACAGAAAATGTAGTAATACTAGATACAAATGAAAATCCAATTTTAGTAGAAAAGTTGGAAGAATTTAGAGATGAAATTTTTGATAGATATTTCACAGCAACATTTGAATATCACGAAGAATATACAAAAATTAAAAAAAGTAGATCAGTAGAGACACTAGTATCGTGAAAAAAGGCATATTAATATTTGCACACAATAACAGGCAGATAGATTATGCTAAGATGGCTATTGTATCCGGTGGCCTTGCTAAAAAACATCTACAGGTTCCTGTTAGTTTAGTTACAGATCAATCAACTGTTGATTGGATGCACAAATCTGATCTATGGAAAAAAGCACTCGAAGTTTTTGAAAATATTATTACAGTTGACAGACCCGAAGATACACAACAAAGAAAATTTAATGACGGAAAAGAAAGTGTAGTTGCTCCATTTAAAAATAGTAATAGATCCAGTGTTTGGGATCTTACACCTTATGATAGAACACTAATGATAGATTGCGATTATTTTGTTTTTAGTGATTCTCTAAATGAATATTGGAATATTGATGCAGACTTGCTCATCTCTCCAGAATATAACGATGTTCAAGGAAGTAGAGTAGGATACTTAGACAAGTATATTAGCGAAACAGGTGTAAAACTTTTATGGGCAACAACAGTTATGTTTACAAAAAACGAAAATACAAAAGTATTTTTTGATCTAGTAAAACATATTAAAGACAATTACAAAAAGTTTGCAGACCTTTATAGATTTGATAGCAGAATGTATAGAAATGATATTTCATTTGCTATCGCTAGACATATTATGTATGGATTTGAAACAGATGATGATTATGCAATGCCGCCTGTACTTTCAGTGCCAGATAAAGATATGATTTATGAAGTCGATGCAAACGGTATCAAACTACTAACTGCAAATTTAAATGATTATACTTTGTGTAATATTAAAGGTAGAGATATTCATATTATGAATAAACAATCTATTACAAGAAATATTAATCAACTAATGGAGTTAATATGATTGACTTTGGATATTTAATTATTGTTAATGAAGGTGCTGACACAAATTACACACGTCTTGCATATGCATTAGCATTAAGCATCAAGAATACACAAAAAGAAGGGTATGACAAAGTTGCACTAGTAATAGACAATAAGGATCATATTGAAAACTTCACTTCGACCTGGGTGTTTGATCACGTAATTGAATGGAAAGGTCCAGAAGGTTGGGATAGTAGATCCTATATGGATACACTAACACCTTTTGAAAATACTGTATGCTTAGATGCAGATATGCTGTTTTTTAGAGATTACAGCCATTGGGCAGAGTATTTTATCAACAACAGTGAACTATATGTTGCTAACAATGCATACACATATAGAGGCGAACTAGTTACTGATGATCATTACAGAAAATGTTTTACAGCCAACGATTTACCTAACTTATATTCCTTTTACACATTTTTTGTTAAAAATAGTACATTAGCAAAAGATTTCTTTAACCTACAAAGAGAAATTATTAAAAATCCAGACAGATATTCTAATGAATTTTTAGTTAATAAAAAACCTAAAGTTGTAGGAACAGACGAAGCATTTGCACTAGCAGCAAAAATTTTAGATGTTGCTGATGATATTGCATACCCTTTAGAGTTTCCGCGTGTTGTACATATGAAAGGTATGATACAAAATTGGCCTTATCCAGCAGACACAGTATCTGATCACGTAGGGTTTTATTTTGATAGAAATGCAAAAGTTAAAATAGGAAATTTCCAACAAACTGATATTTTACATTATGTGGAAAAGGATAAAATTACATTAGAAACAATTAACATATTGGAGGAAATAGCGTGGAAGAAAAGATAAGAGAAATTCCTGACCTCCCAGATTTTGATGAATGGGCTGCGAACTGGAAACCACCAGTTATTACATATCTTGCAGCCTTTGACAAAGAATCAGGTCAGGTACTTTGTGTAGGTCCTGATTACTCTATTGACACAACTCGTTTTAAAAATACTATAGAAATTGATAAAGAAAATGCACTTGCAATATTAGAAGGTGAAGTTCCTTTAAGTAAATGTTTTATTGATGTACAATCAGGAAGTTTAGAGATTACTGAAGTACAAAATCTTTTTAAAATTGATGACGTACTACATAGAGTAATAGATATTAAGTGGGCGGATATAGACGAACCTGATGTTATTGTATCACGCAAAGGTGATAAATTTACAGTTCAACTATCAGAAAAGTTTGGTGGTACATATAAATTAAACAGAGATGAACCAGTAGCAAAAAGAAAAATATTTTGGGACGGTGAAACTATTTTAAGTTTTGATATATGTGAATATAATGATCCACACACAAGTTACTATACCGCTAGTGTTAAACTAGATGATATAGTAGGTAAAGCATTTGAATTTACTTGCGAATGTCCAGATGATGCTAGTGTGTTTACACGCAGACTTTTTAAAAATTATGTATTCGAGGAAGTATGACAAAAGTAGTAGAATTTGATGTTTTCTTTTTAAGTTATGATGAGCCAAATGCTGATTTACACTATGCCGACCTTTGTAATAAAGTTCCTTGGGCGCAACGTATACACGGTGTAAAAGGATCAGACCACGCACACAAAGCAGCAGCAGAAGCAGCAGAAACAGATTGGGTACTAACTGTAGATGCAGACAACATTGTTGATCCTAAGTTTTTTGATTTAGATTTAGATATGACAAATGAAAAAATCCGTGCATATAGTTGGTGCGGCAGAAATAATGTTAATGGGTTGCGTTACGGAAATGGTGGCTTAAAGTTATGGCATCGCCAGCATATCCTTGATATGAAAACACACGAAAATGCAGATAGTGAAAGAGCACAAGTAGATTTTTGCTGGGAAGAAGGTTATAGAAACTTTCCAGTTACATATAGTGATACAATTATCAATGAAACTCCTTTTATGGCTTGGCGAGCGGGATTCCGTGAAGGAGTTAAGATGACGTTAGATGGCGGATTACAAGTTCCGCCTATGGAGATCGAAGAGCGTATATGGTGGCACAACTTGCATAGATTAAGGATATGGAGTACAGTTGGTTCTCATATTGATAATGGCTTATGGGCCATTTATGGTGCAAGATTAGGAACATATCTTACAAACTGTACTGACTGGGATCATATTCAAGTTAGAGATTTTGAATCACTACGTGATCTTTATAATGAACAATGTAAGCAATACGAAACAGATGAAATTGGTTTGGTTGATAAAACTAAATGGTTAGGTAACGAGATAAGAACCAATTTAGGATTAGATTGGCCAACATTGGATCCGCAAGAAAGTAGATACGTAATGGCATTATACGAGGAAACTATTAGATTAGGTACTACCTATTATAGTCAAAAGTATGTATGATATCTTTTTTGTCAGCAATGGTGAGTGTAATATCGATGGTTGGACAGTGTTCAAGCAGAGATTTCCTAATGCACAGAAGATAGAACACTGTAAAACATTTGAGAAAGTTGCAACTAAAAGTCTAACAAAACATTTTTGGGTTGTATGGGACAATTTAGAACTAGCCGATGATTTTAATTTAGATTATAGAGTTCCTGAATGGGACGCAAATTATGTACACGTTTTCCGCAACGGAAATTATTATGATGGTGTATGCATTTTTCCAAAGTCTGCACGTATATTACAACGTGAATGGGATTATAGATTTTTCACAAACAAAAAAGAAATAGATATTGTTGCAAGTAAATCAAAATTATTTGATGTTGCATTTATATCATATCACGAAGCAAATGCAGAAATAAACTATAACAAGTTACTTGCTAAGTCTCCTAATGCTGTATGGATTAAAGATGTAACGGGTATACACCAAGCACACATAGAAGCAGCAAAGCAGTGTACAACTGAATTGTTTTATATTGTAGACGCTGATGCAGAAATAGTTGATAGTTTTAAGTTTGATATGCAAATACCATACTACGATTTTAATGCTAGAAAAAGTGTTTATGTGTGGAGAGGTAGAAATCCTATAACAGATTTAGAATACGGCTACGGCGGAGTTAAATTATTTCCACGTCAACTCACAATTGATATGGATATAAACAGTCCAGATATGACTACAAGCCTTTCTGACAGTTTTAGAGCGATGGAAGAAGTAAGTAACATTACAGCATTTAACACAGATGCATTTAGTACCTGGAAAAGTGCTTTTAGGGAATGTTGTAAGTTAGCAAGTAGAACTATTAAAGGTCAAAAAGATGATGAAACAGATGAAAGACTTAGTAAATGGTGTAGTGATTACGGTAGAGACAGACCGTTTGGGGACTATGCTATTCAAGGCGCCAGAGCCGGTAGGAAATATGGTGTTAGCAATAGTGCTGAGCCTGATGCACTTCGCAAGATAAATGATTTTAAATGGCTAAAGGAGCAGTTTGATGCAAGACAAGGATAGAATAGAAAAATTTATTCCTATTATGGATGAGATTTCACCTACATTCTGTATGGCTAAATGGCATCATACCACTATCTATTTACAAACAGGCGAAACACATAGTTGTTATCATCCTGCGCCTCATAAAATTCCATTAGAAGGACTAAAAGAAAATCCAAGTCAACTACATAATACTCCTCAAAAGAAAGCAGAACGTCAAAAAATGCTTAATGGTGAAAAGCCAAGCGGTTGTCAGTACTGTTGGAATATTGAATGTATGGGCAAAGACTATATTTCAGACAGGAAAGAACGTAATGCTAGTATCTATACTGAAGAAAGATTTACTGCAATTAAAGCAGACCCTATGGCTGATGTTAATCCGCAGTATGTAGAAATTTCATTTGGTAACGAATGTAACTTTAAATGTGGTTACTGTCATCCTAAGCATAGTAGTACATATCATAAAGAAATACGTGATCACGGACCATACACAATGGTTAAAAATCATCGCAATGACATTGATTGGTTTAAAATACATAAAGAAGAAGATAATCCTTACGTAACAGCATTCTGGGAATGGTGGCCTGAACTACGTAAGACACTTACAATTTTACGTATTACAGGAGGAGAACCGTTACTACAACAAAGTACTTGGCGTATGTTTGACGAATTAGAAAAGAACCCTATGCCTAATTTAGAATTAAACATAAACAGTAACTTTGGTGTTAAAAGTATATTGATAGAACGCTTTGCAGATAAAGTAAACAGTCTTGTTGCTAAAGGCTGCATTAAAGATTTTAAAGTTTTTACAAGTATGGATACTTGGGGCGAACAAGCAGAGTACATTC